GTGAAGTAGTACTGTCGCCCGAAGGCACACCGGGACTAGTTTCAACATATCCATCTCTTAAAACCGGAAATCCGAGATTTAAGTTAGCGTGCCCTTTATTAAAGTGAGTTGGGCAAACTCACGTCGCACTGTAGGCAACCACAGGCGGTACCCCAACAAACACACCGAATCCAAAATCGTCTGCTGCTGATCTAGCAGCCCCGACGTTGAAATTTCCAATTGACTGTGAATCGGAAAGGACAATGTTTGTGCAATTAGCCGCGGGCTCTATCATTGAAGTGAGAGAGCTTTTGTTACAAAATTGCGCAGGGGTTGATCTTCCTAAATTGCCATTCCAATTAGGAGATCTTATTTCCGCGGGACCCTCAATATTCATAGTATTGTAGGTCAGTACACCCAATGGGGTATAGCCACTTGTGCTTGTATACCAAGAAGTTTGAGTGGCTGTCCCAAAGAGAGCAGCGGATTCTAAAGTGTAACTCTGAGTAGGTCCACCGGATAAAGATCCATCAGGTGGACGAAAAGTGTAGAGCATAGAACCATACGAAATGGCGTAGGCACATGACCACAAATTTACCAAGTCAGATTTGAACGTATCCCTATATAGGACACCTGACGTAGTCGCGGCTTGAGTTACTGGAGTAACCGCATAAGGGTAGAACTGGATGTAGGTAGCTCCTCCGAGATTTCCAGAGCCGATACCATAATGCCAGTTCCGCTTAATTAATTGTCTTACAGATTTTACCACTTCCCCACTAGTCTCTACATTTATGAGATCTAGTGGGGCATTACTCTTGGGTCCTAGAGTAAAACAGGGTGTTTCCGAATAAGATTCATCTCCAGCCTGGGCAGTAGAAGGAGCATAAGGCTCAACCTGCCATGTTATAGGCACAGAGAATTGCATGTCATCCCCTCCAGCCACCTCAAGCAAAATGTCCACAGAAGTAGACACTGAGACCGGGGCTACAAGGGGGTCCAAGATATAGACAACCATTGTGCCAATCTGGGTATTCTGATTTGTCCAGGGAGTTGGGAC